AATAGTAGAGAGACCGATAAATTCGGACAGAATGTTTGTTTGTGCTGATATTGGTGAAGCAGTTACTGAAATAGTTCTTGTTTCGGAGGTTAATAATAAATATTATTATCTGTACAACATTACTTTATATAATCTAAGCGATAAAGAACAATTTAAGATTTTTAAGTATATAGGTGAAAAAACATCTGCTAATTTAATTGGATTAGACGTTACTGATGGTATGGGTAGAGCTATTTATCGTTCTTTAGAAGAAGTTTTCCCTAAAGAAAACCTCTGCTGGGTAGGGTTTAACGAAAAGATTAGAGTAGAGATAGAAAAAGACGATAAAGGTAACATTATACTTAAAGATGGCAAACCAGTTTGGAAAGAAGAATATGTTGATAGTTGGTCTGTAAAGAGATTGAGAGATTTGTTATATGAAGAGGGAAGATTCGAATTGCCTTTAGATTATAAATTTGATTCTCAATTAAACCAAGTAATAGCTACTCAGTCTGGGAATAGAACATTGTACACGTGTTTTACTGAAGATACTAACATATTAACAGATAGAGGATGGTTAAAAATAGATCAGGTAAAAAATAATGATTTAGTCGCTTCTTTAGATATTAAAAATAATAAGGTTTATTATAAAGGTATTAAAAATATTATTTCACAAGATTATAGTGGAGATTTAGTTAATTATGATTCAAAAACTTTTAAATTCTTAGTTACTAAAGATCATAATATGTTAATTGTTAAACCTCATAATTATAAAAGAAATAAACCGAATAAATTTGAGTTTGTAAAAGCAGAGAATCTTTATGGGGGAATGAAGATAAAAAGAGATTTTGGTAGTTTTACTGGTAAAAAATTAGATAAATTTGTTTTTAAAAATTATTGTTTTAATAATAAAAAACAATATAAAGAAGTTGATATAATAGACTGGTTAAAATTTTTAGGTTGGTTTGTTTCCGAAGGATGTATAAAAAAAGAAGCTATCCATAGTCCTTCAATTTATACCGTTTCTATTACACAAACAAATGTTCATTCTGAAAATAGAAAAGAAATAGAGTCAATTATTAAAAGATTGAATTTAAAAGGTTGTTGGAACGGGAAAGAATATGTTTTTAGTAATAAATATATTTGGAATTGGTTAAAAGAAAACTGTTATTTAGATTGTAATGTTTATAATAGTCACTATAAAAAAATTCCGGATTTTATTAGAGACTTAAATCCCATTTTGATAAATTATTTTTTAGAAACTTATTTTAGAGGGGACGGTTCTAGAAATGAAAAATTTAATAATAAATACGGATCTAGTATAAGTGCCAGTAAAAAACTTTCTTGTGATATACAAGAACTTCTTTTAAAGATAGGTGTTTTAAGCACTATAAATACAATAAAAGGAAGTTCTTTTAATAAAGAAGGGATTTATTATAAAGTTTGTGTAAATCATATGATAGATTCAAGTGTTATTAAAAAAAATAATCTTTCTAAAATATTTTATAAAGGTAAAGTTTTTTGTGTAGAAACGGAACCTTTTCATAATATCTATGTGATGTATAAAGGGAAATCTTTTTGGTGTGGTAATTGCATTTCATCTGAGGATCACTTATTCGCTGCTTTTAGAGTGTTTGGAATAACAGAGTGGACAAATTATTTAACTATAGTAAAAAATATTAAAAAGAAGAAATTTTTTAAGTCAGGTGTATGATAACAAAAAATCAGAGGAATAAATGACAGACAAAAATACAAGTGTTAGAAAAAAGATGAACCCAGCTTTAGCTTGGTTGTGGGATATGATGAGTTTTTATGTATCTGATGAAATAAAAATACCTACAACTTTTAGAGAACAAGTTGAACAAGTAAAAAGCGTTCTATCTAGCGATACTTCGGGTATAGTTAACTCTGTGTTGGATTTCGCTATTAATAGTGCTTCTGTAGATTATACTATCGAAACTGATAATGAAAATTTTACTAAAATTATAAGTGAATGGTTTAAAAGAATAAACATATCTTCTTTAGGTAGAGTCCCTACAGGAATAAAAGCTTTAGCAAAAGAAAATTTTAGGGAAAGATGGAAGAATTCTTCTCTTATTTTATTAAGAACTGTTTGGGATAATATTGAAATAAACGGTACTTCTTTATATATGCCAGTTAAAATGTGGTTTGTAGATGGAAGTAATATAAGGATAACTGAGGGCAATTCTACTAGAATTATCGGAGAAGAGAAGTATTATATAAGAATAGATGAAAATGAGAAACACGATAAATTACTTCCCTCTTCTAAAGACGAATTTATTTTTGTTCAAAAGCCTTTTAATTCTTGGACTAGTTTAGAGCCAACTCCTTTTATTATACAAAGAGGGTTATATAAGAATCTAAAATTATTTGATTTATTAAGTAAGAAGGGGGAAAAGTTTATAGCTAAAGCTTTAGAGTATTTATTGATGTTGAAGAAGGGGTCTGAGAAGTTAATTGTAGATGGTGGTTCGGAGTATAATTACAGCGAAGAAGATTTGAAAAAAGTAAAAGACGATTTTAAGACGTTAGTAAACAACAATAAATCAGAGTCTGGGACTCCAACTTATGTTACCAATTTTGACACTATGTTAGAACACATATCACCCGATTATAAGTTAGTGATGAACAGTGAAATATACGGCCCCATAGAAAAACGTATTTTAGCTGGGTTAGGATTAATAGATATAGTAGAAGGAACGTCCGCTAGTAGACGTGAATCTATTTTAAATCCTAAACCTTTTATTAGAGAAGTAAAAACTGGCATTTCGGACTTTACTAGTCTATTGTCTGATATTATGATTATGATTCGTGAGAAGAACGAAGTTAGACATCCGAAGTTCTTTGGAGAAAAGATACAGTTTCATTATACGCCAATAGAAGACTTTATAAACGACAATTTAAGAGATCATTTACGTAGTTGTTATGATAGAGGAGTTATCTCTAAACAGACTTACGCAGAAGTAGTTGGACAGACAGATTTTGACATTGAAGTAACAAGAAGAAAGTTTGAGAAGTCTGAAAAGATAGATGAGCTTATGTATCCACAAGTTACTCAGAATTTAGAAAACAAAGAAGATGTTGTGGGGTTTCCTCCCAAAAATAATGATAATATTCCTTCTGACAAAAAAGGAATAGAAAAAAAGAACTATAAAGGCAGTGAAGAGGAAAATTTAACTATAGAAGAAATAGAGTTTTTAAATAAACTAGAAATATCCGATGAAGAATTAGAGGAGAGCGTTGTTATAAAGAAAAAAGACGGTTGGTATGTAATTTCTGAAAAAACAAACAAAAATTTAGGCGGTCCCTATAAAACTCGTAAAGAAGCAGTAAAGAGACTTCAGCAAATAGAATTTTGGAAACATAAAGGGGAAGAAACAAATGAATGATAGAAACAAGTACTTTTTAGAAGACCTTACTTTTAATTCAACATATGAACTGATGGAGTTTTCTAAAGATAATGATGAATTAAAAGAAATAGCTATAAAAAGAGGAATACAATTACCTTCTAAAGATATAGCTATTTTTAAATGTACTTATGCTATGATAGATGAGGAGAATAGAAACGGCTGTACTCTTCCTAAAAAAGAAGTAAAGAAGGCTCTAAAAACTCTAGTGGGTAAAGCTGTTGATAAAGATCATTTAAGAAAATCGACTATAGGTTATTGGTTAGACGCTCAATTGGACGAAGGAAATATTATAGCTTATGGAGCTTTTTGGAAATCTAATTTCTCTGAAGATTACGAGGAAATAAAGAAGAGAATGTTGGATGGTTCTATGAAAATTTCTTTTGAAGCCTGGGGAGACAGAAAAATTACCGAAGGAAAAAGTTACGAATTACATAATATTGAGTTCGCCGGAGGAGCTTTGCTTTTTGATACGATCCCAGCTTTTCCTGACGCCGAAGTTCTGGAGTTTTCTACTAAAAAAGGGCAAATATTGGAATTTGCTAAATTGATAGAAAATGCAAAATCGGAAGAAAAAATTATGAAAGAGGAAGAAATGGAAGAGTCTAAATTAAATTTTTATTATGATCAGGAATTTATTGGGAGAATTATGATGGAGACGGAATGTTCTACATGTAAAGCGAAAGGATTTAATGATATTTTATCTGTTGACTTTGAAAACAGTAAAGTAAAAACTAAATGTTATCAATGTAACGAAATTGCTTTATATGATTTGAAACCAAGTTCTGTTATTATAAAGAAAGGCAAAAAACCGGAAACTGCAAAAAAAGACATAAATATAACAGATAGTAATGCTAAGGAAAGTGAAGTAAAGAAAGAAGGAGGAAACATAGTGGACGAATTGATAAAGAAATATAATAAAGCATCAGTTGATGAACTCGCTAAGTTTATTGATGAAACTTTAGCGTCTCTATCTGCTAAAGAAACAGAAAACGCTACCTTGAAATCTGAAAAGGAAGCATTAACAAAAACAGTAGAGGAATCTAAGTTAATTATAGAGAACGCAAAGTTAGAGACAGAAAAGATTAAAACCGAGTTTGCTAACGTTAAAGAGGAGCTTGACAAGAGAATATCTGCTGAAAAAGCGGCTTTTGTAAAGGCTCGTAGAGATGAGATTGGTGAAGAGTTTGCTAAAGAATTAAGTGATGAAGATATACAAAACGATTTAAAATTTGAGAATGCAAAGTTGAAGAAAGAGTTATCCGCTGCTAAACAAGAAAAAGGTTCAATAGCTTCGGGAATGGAAGCCGGCTCTAAGATTAAGACAGAAACACATTCTGAAAGCTTCAAGAAACAAGAATCAATACGAGATCAAGCATTTGGAAAAATAGACGAAACAAAGAAATAAACGGAGGAAGTTTAAAAAAATGGAAGATTCAAAAATTAAATACTCTCAGCTCGAAATGGCTAGAGTCATAGGTGAACCCCTGGATCCCAGGAAACCCTATACCGATGTAGTTGCTGCTGTAGCTGAAACACAATATGCAGATCCTAACGAATATGTTTATTATTTTGATGTT